TGCTTGGGCCACTTCTGATTGTAGTCTGCACATTTCAATCATTACTTCTTTAAAACTATCCATCTTTACCTCCTATATTAGTATTATAAAGTCTACTTCTGCCTGATAGAGTTCGTAGTACTCATCAGCAGTTATGATGTGGTTGTCTATTAATTTCATAAGAGTATCCTCCTCAACTTCTATCTCTAACTCGTCAAGTTCACCATCATTAGCATTTAATTTACCCTCATGGGGTATTTCCTCTGCCCATAGTAGTGTAGATACACCATGTAATTCATCATAGTTAATTATCTCACCTATTTGTCTGCCTCTTCTGTTTACATAGGCCATTTTATATATGTTCATAACTTTTCTATTACCTCCTAGTCAATTAAAGTCATGTAGGCTTCAACATTGTTCTCAATGAACCAGTTTTTGCCCTTGTAAAATTCCTCATACCATTTCCTAGCGTCCTTAAGCATACCTACCCTACCTAAGTCGAGATGTATGTTATAAGCACCCATAGTGGTGTCATACATAGCCACTTCGATAGGGTTTAACTTAATAGTTACGCCTGAATATGGATTGGCAACAACTTCCGACTCAGAGAAAAATTCCTTAATTGGAAATGGTATATCCTCCTCCACATATTTGTTACCTTCTAAGTTCCTGTGTTTTTTCAACAGGTCTTTAAGACTTGCTCTTATCATTTTTTGTCCTCCTCTTGTACATTATACGCTAAATCCCATGACAATCCAGCAATTTCCGCTATATCGTCCTTAATATCCTGCACCCATGCCTCCATGTATGCAAGTTGTTTGTAGTGTACTAACTTGTAAAGGTCAGCATTTTTAACCCATAAGTCTATATATTCCTCACGTGTTACTTCCTTATCCTTTCCAAACCAGCCTTCTACGGTTAGTGTTGGTTCTTGTTCAACATCAGTAATTTTTTCTGACAGTTCCAGAAATTCCTTGCTAATTTTATCCATTAGTTTTCCTCATGTATTGTATGCACATCAGCACCAGCAAAGTTGTCAGGACAATTTTCCTCGACTGCATTTACTGCAAGTTCTTCCGCTTCAGATTCACTGCTGGCCTCAACCCAAACCCATGTGTTATAGGTTACGTCTACACCACAATGAAATGTTTTAATTTTATCTTTCATTTTGACCTCCCAGTCGTTACGCATAACAGTGTTATGCAGTTTATATTAAAGTTATCTCTTTGGATTTTAAATAACCCTCCCCTTGATATGGTAATTCTTGTATAGTCATACCACAAGGCGAGTTTACATTATCACCATCAACCTGCTCAAAAAACCAATCAAAATCATTGTATGCTACTTTAACTGCGTCTTCGTATGAGCCATCAAAGGTTCTACGTAGTGTTATCTCTATACACCATGAGTGTTTTTCTTTCATTTTATCACCTCTTTGTTATCTATTTTTAATTTTCTCGACAATTACAGTGTGTTCATTGTGTCTGTAACATGCCATGCAATCAATACATTTAATACCTGTACATAATGTTTGATTATTTTTCACAGTGTCATTATAAACTGCATTGAATACTTTGTCAAATCCTTCAGGCGGTTTAATCATAACTCTGTCAGTTTTAGGATTAGAGTATATAAATATCACATTATTTAATAACTCATTTTCCCTCAGCCATTTACGTACATATCCAATACGCTTGGTCCATAAAGCAAAGTGCGTGTGCTGATTTTTACGTGCAATATTCATAAAATTTTCTAGGTGTGTGTAGTTTATTAACTCACCATGACCATGAAATCTATATGAGTGTGCATTTATAACGGGTAAATTCTCAATTGGAATTGAGTTTGAAAGTATTTCACTATTTTTTTGCCATCTAGGTACACAATTTTGCCTCATACCTTGCAACATTGACGCACTGTAACATTTTTTACATATTGAATCGGTTTTTCTCATTTTGCTACAAAACTCATTTGTCAATGTATTAGTGTTAATGGCTGGAATTCCTTTCAATTTACCAGTCATTTCACTTTCTTTTAACTGGTGCATGTATTCCATTTCAATACCTCACTATTTTTTTGTTAATCGTCCTCATAAATTTCCAGCACGTTAGCATAAGAAAAACTGTTATATGCTGAAATGCTGTCGCCCGCGTGTTTTTCATGGGATTGTAGTATTGCTTTTTTTTCAGCCTCTTCTTTAGTACTAGCCCTGACATTTATCCATGTGTTGTAGTTTACAGCCACGACACAATGAAATGTTTTTAGCCCGTTTTTACTATCCATTTCAATACCTCACTATTTTTTTGTTAATAATTGCATAACAGTGTTATGCATTTTTTGAGTATGTGTATCTCAACTCAGGGGACATTATCTCATAATAATGGCCATAAGTCAACCTGAGGCTATCTTATGGCTATTATTATGGTTTAGGCTGGCTTGGGTATGGCTAGAGAATAAAAACGCCTAGAATCGAATATATGAGGCCCTCAGGATAGAGAACCGCGAACACAAAAAAAGGCCCCATGAAGGGGCCCGTTTTGTTGGTGCTGGTACTACTTGGCTATCTTAAGGACCTCAAGGTCTAATACAGCCATAAGGGCCTTCTTATCCTTCTTGAGTAGTTTTGAGCCCTTAATAAGTACCATGAGCTCAACTTGCTGAGTATCCTTTGAAAAGTTGAAAAATACCTTCTCAAGGTCCTCAATGTTGTACTTAATGGCCTCACTGGCCTCAGGTGCCTCAGGTGCCTCACTGGCCTCAGTAGCCTCAGTTGGCTCGTTATCAGTGTTTTTAGGTCCAATGAATACCTTGTCGTCGCTCTTGCCTAATCCCTGCAAAGTAAGGCCAGTCTTTAGGTTAGCCATAGCCCTGCTAACTTGTACCTTGATAGTAGCAGTCCTTTCAGCGTTAGCCTTAAGTACTTCTGCTATGGCCACTATTTCAGCGTGGCCTTCCTTACCTAACTCACATAGGCGTGTTATTTCCTTTTGTTGGTTAGTGTTCTTAGTGTTAGTGGCTACATAAGAACGGTATAACGTCGCTTGAGTTTTTGTTAGGTCCTCAATTCCCTTGTGTGTGTTTTTCATCATATTTCCTTAGTTATTTAAGTTAATGAGAATGGTTATCATTCCCGTTTAGTATGGCACGTCGTGGCCCATGTGTATTAATATACCAGATTAATACTGAAATACAATAGATTAGTGAAAATAAATATTATTAATTGCATAACACTGTTATGCATGGCCTATAGAACCACTATCATGGCCTCATATATCTCATATTTCCCACGCTGGCCACGTTTGGCCATGGCTGGGCCATTTAAATCCAATTTAAAGCAATTTAAGGCCATTTAAGGCCACGCCCGCGCTGGGCCACGCTGGGCCATTTTGAGCCATGGATGGCAATGGGGGCCCCCCTAGAGAAAACACGCACGCACGCGGTGTGGTTCATTAGCACATGAAACGAAGTTTGGACCATAATAGAACTTAACTAATCTAAATGTAGCTAAAAGTGGCTAAAATCGGTTTATTTTCACTAAGTTGTTGCAATTAGGGGAAAAGCGTGGTATAATAGGGGTATAGAACCTCCCTTTTTGTTAACAGGACAAAGGTATGCCAACTAAAAAACCAAAGAAGAAAGCAGGTAATCCTAACTTTTACAAAGGAATGCCTTCATTGAACCCAGTTGGCAGGCCAGTGGGCTCTATAAACAAATACACAGCTCTTAGTAGAGAGGTGTTGTCCGCTAAAGGACCGGAAATAGTTGATAAGGTTATTGAAATGGCCTTAGCTGGCGATAGACACTGTTTAAAGATGTGTATGGACAGGATAATACCTGCACATAAGGCAGTGGAAATAAAACATGAGCATAGGGATTTAGGAATAAACATTATTGTTGAGTCCGTAAAGGCCATAGAGGAAAAGGAAGCGGAAGAGCAGGCTACTTTTGAAGGCGAGGTGATACGGGAAGCCAGTGGCTGATATTAAGGTAGCACTTCATGATGCTCAAATGGAAATATTTAAGTCCAAGGCTCGTTTTAAGGTAGTATCGGCAGGTAGACGCTTTGGGAAGTCCAGATTAGCTGCTTGGGTTTTATTGATTAATGCTTTACAGAGTAAAAGCAAAGACGTATTTTATGTTGGCCCCACATTCCAACAGTCAAAAGACATTATGTGGGGTATGTTAAAGGATTTGGGAAAGGATGTTATCAAAGCCGCCCATGAGAATACAGCAGTATTAACTTTAATCAACGATAGGAAGATTTATTTAAAAGGCAGTGACCGGCCTGACACTCTAAGGGGCGTAGGACTACAATATGTCGTCCTAGATGAATATGCTTCCATGAAACCGGAAGTGTGGGAAATGATTTTAAGACCTACGCTTGCAGATGTAAAAGGTGGTGCACTCTTTATTGGGACTCCGGCAGGGAAGAATCACTTCTATAAATTATTTATGGAAGCGAGTGAAGCAGAGGACGATTGGGAATCATTTCAGTACCAGTCAACTGATAATCCTCTCTTGGACCCTAAGGAAATTGCTGCGGCTAAGAGTACAATGTCCACTCAAGCCTTTAGACAAGAGTTTGAAGCAACCTTTGAAACCTTTAGTGGTGGTATATTCAAAGAGGAATGGGTTACTTACGTAGAGGACAATAGAGATTTTAAGGAAGGCACGATAGGCCACTATGTAGTAGCTGTTGACCCAGCAGGTTTTGAACAAGCTATAAAGGATAGAGGTTTAAAGTCAAGTAAGTTAGATGAAACCTCCATTGCAGTAGTTAAAATCGTGGGTGATGAATGGCTAGTAAAGGATATTTACCACGGTAGGTGGGGCATCAAGGAAACAGCGAATAGAATTTTAAATGCCGCTGTAGATAGTGAAGCCACTACAGTAGGTATTGAAGCGGGAGCATTAAAGAATGCAATCATGCCCTACCTTGAAGATGAAATGAGAACTAAAGGTAGGTGGGTAAACATTACTGATGTTACTCATGGTGGTAAAAGAAAGACAGATAGAATAACATGGGCTTTGCAGGGACGCTTGGAACATGGTAGAATTAAATTTAGAAAGGCTGATTGGAATAATCACTTTATTTCACAAATGATGGATTTCCCTTCACCTTTAAGTCATGACGATTTACTTGACTCGTTAGCGTACATAGACCAAGTAAGTGTCGCAGATTACGCAGGTAGTATAGAGTTGGATGAATGGGAACCTATGGACGCAGTAGCAGGATACTAATTTATGGCAAAACAAAAAGAACTATCTTATATTGACCCCCATCAACATTTAAAGGACTGGGTGTTAGGAAGGGTGGAAATATGGGAAGAACATAGGAACACTAACTACCAAAAGAAATGGGATGAATACTACCGTTTATGGCGTGGTATTTGGGATGAAGAGGATAAGACTAGGCTATCAGAGAAAAGTAGACTAATATCCCCAGCCACACAACAGGCTATTGAGGCCACTGTCAGCGAACTAGAGGAAGCAACATTTGGCCGGGAACGTTGGTTTGATATTGAGGATGATGTTCTTGATATGCAACCACAGGATGTGGAATATGTACGTAAACTACTTCATGAGGACTTGGAAAAAGATGGTGCAAAAGCTGCCATTGCGGAATGTTTGCTAAATGGAGCCATATATGGCACAGGTATAGCTAAGGTTCTTGTTACGGAAAAAGCAGAGATTGTACCTTTAGAGAAGCCAGTATCAGGTACCCTAACAACTACAGTGGAAACTCAGGAAGTTCCTTATATTAGTATTAAAGTGGAACCCGTTTCCCCTAAAGAGTTTGTTATTGACCCTACAGGAACTAATATTAATGAAGCATTAGGTGTAGCACAGGTTGTAACTAAACCTCGTTACCTTATTACTAAGGGAATTACGGAAGGTATCTATATGGATAAACCAATAGGTAGCTTTGATAAAGCTGATTTTGGTTTTAATGATGAAGCTTCACAGATACTTAATGAAGATGATAAGGTAAAGATTATAGAATATTGGGGCTTGGTTCCTAAAAAGTTTCTCTCTACTGGAACAAGAGAGATACATGAATTTGATTATGAAGACGATGAATTAGTTGAAGCTGTTGTTACTATTGCTAATGATTCAGCAGTATTAAAAGCAGCGGAAAATCCATACATGATGCATGATAGACCATTTATAGCCTATCAGCATGACAGAGTTCCAAATAGATTCTGGGGAAGAGGTATTGCGGAAAAGGGATACAACCCCCAAAAAGCTTTAGATGCCGAACTGAGAGCACGTATTGATGCTTTAGCACTCACGACACACCC